GAAGCTTATAACAATGCCGCTCTTAAAGATGTATTTTTTGATAAAACACCTGTTGTTAGACCATCAGCAAACTCTAATAATGTTTTAAATAGTGATTTTAATTTTCAGAACATAACATTCAAACCACGTTTCGGTACATCAAATCAAACTTTTATTCGTGCAGTAAGTGATATTGAAACAGAAGTAGCTGTAAATGCCGCAGTTACAAATGCAGCATCTGTTACTAGAACTGTAACTGAATCTAATATTGACGCCGTTAGAGTAACAGTGCGCTTTGATGGTCTAATAAACATCAATGATGAAGGTAAAAACACAGGAGTAACAGTTGATATATTTATACTAATTACTGAAAATGATGGCACTGTAACACGTTTTGACAAAAACCAAATTACAGGAACAACCGCACTAGGTGGTATTTTTAGACAAATTCAAGTACCTAGCTCTGCATATAGAGTAACTGGTAGGTCAAAAAGTGCTTATAGTAGAGATTACAGAATTACTTTAAGAGAAAATACACAATTTCCGATACAGATAACAGTTGGTAGAGAATCGGGTGATAGTTCAAGTGAACGAACAACCGATACATTTAGGTGGCAATCTTTTACAAAAATAATTGACGAACAAAGACCATATCCAGACATAGCTCATGTATATTTTCGTTTTG